CGACCTTGAGCATGTCGGCGCGCGCGCCCTGGACGGCCTCGTTGCGCATCCGGTCCTGGGTCGCCTGCTGGGAGGGGGTGAAGCCCGCCTGGTTCTTGGTGGTCGTCGTGCTCGTGCTCTTCGGCACCGGCAGCGGCGCCAGCCACTGCGAGCCGTCCTTGTTCGTCTTCACCTGGTAGCGGTCGGGGTCGTACTGGCGCAGTCGGCCCTGCTTGTCGCGATAGGTGTTGATCGTCGGCTGGCCCTGGAAGGTGCCGAGCTGCTCGGCCGTTGTCTTCGCCTGCGTGTTCTGGAGGTAGAGCACGTTGGCGAGAGTGGCGAGGTTGGCGCGCTGATCGTCGGAGAGCCCCTTGATCGCCTCGCGGATCGCGGCGGGCTTGCCAGCGACCAGCTCGGCCCGCTTGCGCGCCAGCTCGGCCTGGAGATCGACTCCCTTCGCCCGCATCCCGGCGCCCTCAAGCCCTAGCCGGGCGGCGTCGGCGAGCGCCTGCGCGCGTGTGTCGGCTGCGGCGTAGGCCGCGTTCTCGGCCAGGTTCGCCGAGGGCAGGTAGCCGCCGACGTAGTTGGCGATGTTCGCCATCTGGCCGGGGTCGGGAGCGTGGTAGCCAGCAACCGCCCCGCCGCCAGCGGCGGCAGCGATGTCCGCCTGGTTGGCTGCGTCGGAGGCCTGGGCAGCGGAGCCCACGGCCCCGGTCAGTCCCTGGGCGAACTGCGCCTGCTGGGCGGCGGCGTCGCCGTAGAGCTTCTGGATCTGGCCTGCGTCAGCCACGCGGGCGTCGGCGAGGTAGCGGCCGAAACCCTCGGAGGCGCGGGCCTGGTCGTTCGCCTGCTTCTGGGCTGCGGCCGTGGTGCCGCGCAGGTCGCCGAGCGCGGCCTTGATTGCGTCATTGACGGACTTCACGGCCTGCTGGCGCATCTGCTTGGGGTTGAGCGCCCCCGACATCACGTTCTGGAGCAGCACCTTGTTGACCGCCGCCGGGTTCATCGGCAGATCCACGAGCTTCCCCTGCGGTGCCCCGTGAGGGATCCCCGCGCGCTGCGTGCCGAGGTAGCGCAGGTAGCTCTGGTAGTCGCCCTTGGGGCGCTTCTTGAGGAACTGGCTGCGGTTGAGCGTGATGAGTGCCATCAGAACCTCGCCCCGAGCTGGGCGGCGCTGTACCTACGCCCGCTCGCGTCGTAGCCGTACTGGACGCCGTTCTCGTACCCGTAGCGGACGATCTGCGGAGCGCCGCCAGCGCTTGCCCCCTGCACCGGGGCAGCGGCACCGCCGCCGCCACCGAACTGGCTGCCGTAGTTGCGCAGGAAGGCGTCGTAGCCTGCCCGGATTAGCGCCTGGTTCTGCGGCGCGTTACGCACCGAGGACGAGTTGATCGCGTTCCACATCTGCTGCGCCGAGGCGTTGCCGAGCGGGGCGAAGACATCGCCAATGCCTCCACCCGGTCGCTGCTGCTGCCAGATACCGGGGTTCTGTGCAAGCCGGGCGGCGATCTGTGCCTTGAGCGACTGGAGCTGCCCGAGCCGGTCGGAGACCGAGCGTGTGTAGGCCTGGCGTCCCCCGGCGATCGTGTCAGCAAGCGCGCCCGTGGCCTGGGCGGTGGACTGGTCGGCGCCCTTCTGGAGCACCGAGCGGTTCTCACCGAACTGGCCCGAGGAGAGGATCCCGCGCGCTGCCAGCTCGGCGTCCGACTGGGCGGCGCCGCGTCGGAGCTGGCTGTCGATGTCGGCCTTGGTTGAGAACTGGTTGCCCTGCGCGGCGGCGATCGTGGCTGCGTCGATGTCTTCGTCCTGGCCGACTGCGAAGCCGGACTGGATCACGGCGCGGCGGATCGCGTCGCGCAGGCTGGAGCGGTCGGAGAGGTTGGCGCGGTTCATCGTGGACTCGGCCGCGCTGTAGTCCGGGTCGCCCGCGATCAGTGCGCCCCAGTTCGGCTCGGCGTACTGGGGGAAGCCGAAGTCGCCAACCGCCGAGAGCGGCGTGATCTGCGGGAGCTTGACCGGAGCAGTGGCCTGCGGGCCCTGGATAGGCCCGCCCGTCCACGGCTTCCACCCCCACTGGTAGTCCGTCTTCTTCTTGCTCGTGGTGGAGAACGGCATGGCCCCTCCCTAGGTGGTGATGATGAACTGGATCGCGACGAAGGCAGGAACGTCCTGGTCGCCGCCGCCGGTCGTGTTTCCATCGACGGCAATCGAGACGCCGCCCGAGAAGCCGTGGCCGTGGTCGCCCACTCCATCGGTGTAGAACGAGCCGCCGCCACTGGTCGCTGGAATCGCCAGCAGCCCATCGGCGTTGTTGATCGCCTTCACGGTGGTGCCGCCGAGTGAGTGGCCGTGCCCGCCTGCACCGTCCGTGTATCCCGAGAAGCCGCCGTAGCCCGAGCCGTAGAAGTAATGGTGGTGGTACGGGGAGCGGTCGTTCTCCGCGCGGCCCTCGTTGGCACCCATCCCGAAGCCCGATGCGCCCGCCCCGAGCGGGAAGCGACGACGAAGGTCGGGGACGTTGAAGCTCGTCACGCCGTCGCCCTCGCCCCAGCTTGTTCCGATCTCGGTGAAGAGGCGCGAGTAGGCCGAGCGGGAGTAGGCGGTGCCGTCGCAGCGCAGACATCCTGCGGGGGTGCGGCCCGAGCCCCAGCCGAGGATCGTCCCGGCCGGGAGCAGGCCCTGGATGAAGCTCGTGTTGCCACCGCCCCCGATCCCGAGTGTGGAGCCGAGCCCCTGGATCGAGCTGATCGGCAGCGTCAGGTCGCTCGACTCCAAGAAGGAGACGAGCCAGGTCTTGAAGGTCTGCGGGAAAGCGAAGGGATCGGAGAGCAGACGGGCGACCATCTGGCGCTCCTGGTCTGTCAGCGGGCGCTCATCGACCGGGCCCTCGCCGCCGCGTCCGAGTCCGGCGACGGCATCCTGGACGATGCTGCTCACAGCCTGCTGCGCTCACTCTCCCAGTGCTCGATCCCGAGGTCGAAGATGCGGGTGACCGCCGAGGGGACGAGCTGCTGGAAGCGGAAGGCCATCCCGTAGGGCTGCTTGCCGACTGGCAGCCGCTGGCGGCGGTAGGCGGTAGTGGGCTGGAGGCTCCCCGCGTTCGTCCAGCTCGTGTCCTGCGGGCTCTCGATGTAGTCGAGCGAGACGATCGGGGTGCCCGTCGCGGTGAGCCCGACCATCGTCCGGTTCCCCTTGGGCTCCTCTGCGTGCGGGTCCTGGAGGTCTGGCTCGTCGCGCCACTGAGCGGCGACCGCTGTCCCCGGCGCGCGCACGTCGTAGGACATGTAGGCGTGGCGGATCCGCTTGCGCCCCTCCTCGCCCATGCGGAACCAGGCCGTCTCAAAGCTGGGCAGCACGGCGGTGCCGTCCGCGTCGGCGTTGGCGGTGCTGGTGAAGACCGGGAAGAAGCAGGAGGACAGCTCGCCGAGGCGGTTGGCGCTGCCCCGGCCGAACCAGAGCTTCTCCTGCGCTCCGACCGCCTGGATGTAACAGGTCGCGTCCACGTTGGTGAAGCGGAAGACGGTGCGCCGGTTGAGATCGACCACCAGGGTGACCGCGATCCCATCGGTGCGGCGCACGGTGATGACGTAGTAGTCGAGATAGGTCTCGGCGGCGATCGAGAGCTTGTTGCGGTAGAGCGTCCGCCAGAAGTAGAGGAGCCCGGCCTGCGAGATCAGGTTGCGGACGATCGAGCCGTCCGTCAGGTGGATGCCGCGCTCGTCGGCGAAGATGCAGTTGTCGTTCCAGTAGGCGATCGAGCGGGCGTCGGTGCACCCGGCCCGGTCGAAGAGGCTCTCCAGGAACATGTCCGAGGCGATGTCCGTGCCGGGAGGAATCGAGCCTCGGATCCGCTCGACGGAGCCCGCGTGGAAGACGAGGATCATCGCGCGCATCACCCCGAGCCCGGTGATCGCGAGCGAGCTGTTGATGAACGAGTTGGCGTCCCACTTCATCGTCACCGGGTTCCCGGTGTTGGGGTCGTCCTTCAAGATGAAGCCGGGGTAGGAGAAGCGGATCTGCTGTTCCTCGCCGGGGAGGTTCCCGACCACCAGCCGGTCCTTGTAGACGCCGCCGTAGCGGGCCTTCGGCGCGGTCGCGTCGCTCATCGTGGTGATCGTGGGCGCCCCGCCCGTGTAGGTGATGACGACGGGCGCGCTCGCCTGTGATTGGTCGAGCGAGAACAGCCAGTCGCGCTGCATCACCGGGTTCTGGGCGGGGATCGGGATCGCGCCCACGGCCGTCCCGGCGTTCGGCGCGGCGAGCGCCACGTCGTAGAGCTGGCCGTTGGCCCCGATGACGAAGAGCTTGTCGCCCGCCTTGTAGGGGACGTATTTCCCGGCGACGACGGTGGTGCCGAGGTCAGCGGAGCCCCACGTCCAGCCGCCCCTGGAGGTCAACTCGGAGTCGAGCAGGTTCGGCACCCAATCGGCCATGTCCCACAGGTAGCCGCGTGGCATCCGGTCGCGGGCGAAGTCGCGGGCGAAGGCCTTGGAGCCCTCGATCAGCGAGACGGGCTGGGCCATCAGTCCACCCAGGCCGAGCGGGGCGAGACCCCTCGGCGGACGACGACCCTGCGACGCGGCGCCAGCGCGGTGCCGCGCTTGTTGACCTGGGAGCGGATCACGGCCAGCCTGCCCGAGCGTCCGTCCTGCCCCTCGTAGAGCATCCGGTAGCGCTCGCCGCGCTGGGTGTTCCCCTCGTGCGAGTAGTCGCTCGCGTGCCACTGCGCGTACAGCTCGATCGCGTCCTGGAACTCGTCCGGGATCGCGCCGAAGGCCTCGTCACCGAGGCTGTCTGTGTCCATCGTCATCCGGCTGGGGCGCAGCACCGCCCACACATCCAGCTCCCCCGCCTCGGTGGGGGTGGGGGAGACACGCAGCACGTCCGAGCGGATCAGCGTGAAGCCCCGGTCGTCGTCGTCGCGGCGGCGTCGGCGAGCCCCGTTCTCCACGTCCACGAGCGCGAGTAGCGAGTGGGCGAGCGTGTAGGTGGAGACGTTGGGGGAGACGGCCAGGTGAACGCAGCGGGCGACGCAGCGGGTGCGGGCCAGCATGTCGAGCGTCCCCTCGTAGACCCAATCCTCCACGAGCGTTCGCTCGTTGAGGGGCTCGATGTCCTGGAGCCCGGCCGTCGCACAGACGCGATCCACGATCTGCTTGCGGGTCATCAGCCTCCGATCACGGGCGGTCGCCGGGGTCGCCCCGGTGCTTCATCCAGTGGTTGAGCAGCACCTTGAGCCAGTGCGGGAACCACTGGTGCCAGCGCCTGGGGATGGCATGGATGAGGAACCAGTAGATGGCGCGGTCGGCGGGGTTCACGACTTCACCAGCGGCGGACGCACGACCTTGCGGAAGTCGTCGCGGTAGTAGAGCTTGCGCTTCGACGGCGGCTCCGAGCCGAACGAGAACCAGTCGGCCGTCTCGGCGTTACCGGGGTGGTAACAGAGGCAGACGTGGCCGTCATAGTGCGCCAGGTCGCCGATCTTGTACGGGGCACCGACCGTGGGGTGGTCGTCCTCGTAGTAGTTGGTGTTGCCGTATCCGCTCCAGCCCTGCATGGCCGGGTCGGGGACGTTCAGGCCCGTCTCACGCTTCGCAAAGTGGAAGGCCTGCACGGTGCTGCCCGAGCAGTCTGAGGTCGTCGGCCCGTTCGGGTTGACGCTGACATCGACGGCCCGGTTCTGGCTGTAGTACCAGTCCGGCTCGGCGATGGCCTTCTCGCAGAACTCGGTCAGCTTGGCCTGCACCTTCTCTGCGTTCGTCTTGCCGCCCCCCGTCGAGTAGCCCTTGTAGAGGTTGGCGGCGGTCTGATCGAACACGTCCTCCCCGGCGTGGGTTGCCCCCTTGGGCACCTTCGTCGCCTTGAGCTTGGTGTGGGTGGCGTCCCCGTAGAAGCCCGAGATGTCCATCCCCACCGACTTCTGGAACTTGGCAACCGAGTCGGCGATCGTCTCCCCGTAGACGCCATCGAAGTCCGACCACTTGAGGAAGCCCGCGCGGGAGATCGCCCGCTTCACCGCGATCACGTCGTCGCCGTTGTCAACGGGCCCCTTCTTGGAGGAGGGCGGGTAAAGGGTGCGCTTGTGTGCGCCAGGGTCAGGCATCAGATCAGCCAGCTTCCGGTGTTCTTGGTTGGGTCGCCCTGGGTCGGCAGCGAGCAGTAGTCGCGCCCGTCGATCTCCAGCGCCGAGGTCGGACAGTCGGCCGGTGAGCCGTTGGAGCGCCTCCCGTCCGAGCAGAGACCGTTCTCGTCGTAGTGGGCCACGTCGTCTGCGAGGCTGGGAAAGTCGCGCAGGCAGTAGCGGGCGTCGGAGCCGCCAGCCTTGTAGGCCACCCGTGGTGCGACCTTCTTGTAAGTCTGGGCCGGGGGTGGTTCACTGCCGCCGCCCCCGCTGGGAGGGGGGGTGACCACCGCCGCGTCATGGTCGTCCTTCAAGATCCGCAGGGTGCGCTCCATCTTGTCCACCCACGGCCATGTGGAGAGGTCGTCGGGGTTGTAGCCGGGGCCGCGCTTCGGCACGTTCGGCTGCTTGCGGTACCAGTCGAAGAACGCGGTGATGCCGTCCTGGTATCCGATGCTCTCGGCCATGCGGCTGCCTCCCTTCGGGGGCGTGGGGGAGAAGAGCCCCGTTGCCGGGGCTCGTCTCTACTGCTCTTCGGACGTTGCGCGCAGGAGCCCGGTCTCGGGAGCTGGCACAACCACCGGATCCGGCGGCGGCTCCGACTGCTCCAGGTCAGGCGGGTCCTTGAAGTCGAGCGGCGGGCTCAGGTAGACCGAGCGCGTCAGGTTGGTCGCGTCGGAGCCCAGGCGGTCGCCGATCCAGTCGGCCTCGGGGTCACCTCCCTGTGTGGCGTCGAGGATCCCCTGCGCCCTCTCGTTCTCCTCCAGGTTGTCGCCCCGGTGATCGGCCTTGGTTCCGTTCATGTCGATCACCACGCCGATGTCGGCGTTGTTGTCGATCGCGGCGGTCACGACATCTTGCGGGTCGCGATTGTGATCGGGGGCGACAACGGCGTTCGGGTTGTCGTCGCCGTAGCCGACGAACAGCTCGACCTCGGCACCCTCCTTGGTCTCGGTGGGGCTCATGTCACCACCTTCCGCTTCTGCTCCTTGTCGTAGGCGGCGAGGTCTTCGGCCTTCTGGTTGTTCTCCTCGATCGCCTTGGCGACCCGCTCGCGCTCCTCGTCGCGGATCTCCTTCTGCTTCTTCTCCCAGTCCTCGCGCTTGGGCTGGGCGATCGAGCCCTCGACCTCGATCTCCCCATCGACCAGCTCCGGGGGATCCGACCAGTTCGGGAAGCCATCCGCGTAGGCGGCGTTGACCGAGCCGATCGCCGGGGTCGCCTCGGGGGTGGGCGGGGCCTGCTCGTGCGACTCCTCGCGCTTCTTCTTCTCGGCGGCGGTCAGCTCGCGCTTCCCGAGATCCGCTTCCTTCTCTTTCTGTACGGCGTTGCTGGCAGTGTCTGCCATCTCTCCTCCTTCTAGAGGGCGGGGTAGGGGTTCAAGAGGGGCGGGCTTGTCGGTGCGTTGGGGACGGGGCCGGTGAAGTTGGAAGCGTTCCACCCTGGGTACTTGGCGAGGCTCGCCTCGGGGGGCGCGGTGCCCCACGGCGGGTAGCAGAAGTACAGGTTGTCAAGAGGGGCGACTCGGGGATCGGTCGGGAGGACCCCGGCGGCGAGGAGTCCCGTGTTCACCGATGACGTGTTCCAGTAGCTGCACCAGGCGAGGTAGCCGGGGAACGGGTAGGTGCCGCCCTCCCGGTAGCGTCGGCCGATCCCGATGCCAAACGTGTTCTGGTTGACGCTACCGGCGGGCCACCCGACCCCTCCTTGGTAGGCCCCGTTCGTCCACAGGTGTGACGCCCCATCGTTGTCGATGCACATCTGGAGCGCCACCCACTGGTTGAGCGGCAGGGCGTTGGGAGTGCTAAAGCCGTAGCCGGTGTCGCCGTTCAGAGTGTTGATGGTGTGTTGCCCCGAGCCGTTTACGTCCCAGACGAAGGTGCGGTCGCTTGCGTTCGCCCAACCCTTCTCCATCAGGTTGCCGACGGGGCTGGGGTAGGAGGTCAGGTACGCCCAGCAGAAGCAGATGTACCGCCACGGGTTGCCCGTGTCCGGCGTCAGCAGCCCGCCGCTATCGAACCGCTTTGCCATCAGCCGGTCGGGTCCAGTGAGGCGTCGAGCAGGATCGAGTTTCCGGGGCAGGTGTCGTTGGCGTGCGCCCCGTCGTGGACGATCTCCAGGTAGAGCGCGGTGAAGGTGCTGAGGCCCGCGATGGCGAAGAGCGCGTCCTTCTGGAGGTACACCCCGCCTCCCGTCAGCGAGACATCCACCGGGGTGGTGGCGGCGAGCGCGGAGTTCATCGAGGTGCCGTCCTTGGCCGCGAGGTAGTTGACGGCCCAGCGTGCAACCCCGCCGTCTCCGGTGACCGAGAGCCTGACGTTGACGCTGGAGATGGATCCGCTCAGGCGGGCGATGCCGTAGATCCGCCCCTCCACGTCCTGTACGAACTGCCAGTGACCGAGATCCATGTTGGTGAACCCGGCATTGGCGAAGAACGAGTTGCCCTGGAGATCCCTGGAGCGGGGGCTGACGATCTTGACCGGGATCGCCCCCGTGGCAGGCGGCGCGGCCCACTTCACCCCCGCTGGCTGCGCGGGGTCGGCGGTGAGAATCTGTCCTGTCGTCCCGACCCCGACGCGGGCCGGGGTCGCGGCGGCGCTCGCCGCGAGGAGATCGCCCTTGGTGGTCATCACCGACTTGGGGATGGCCCCTTCCGCGAGAGGGGTGACGGCCTCGACGCCGTCCTCCAGGCGGTTCAGGTTGGCGGCGTTGAGTGGGGTGACCCCGTCAACGAACGTAACCGGCGTGTACGCCATCGGGCCTCCTCACTTGCATACCAGCGGCTCAAGCTCAAGCGCCTGCTCTGCGTCGGGGACGAGCACCAGGCTCTGCTCGCTCGCGGGCAGCAGCGCCATGTCCGTGCAGGGCAGCTCCTGAATCCACACGTCGCGCACCAGCGGGATCCCGAAGGCCTGCTCGCTCGGGAGCCCGGCCAGCGCCACGATGACCCTGCCCGCCTTGGACGTGACGAGACCGAAGTTCTGGGCGCTCGCGAGCCCCGGAGCCTGGATGAGATAGCGGCCCTTGACAACACCAAACGCCTGAGCCGAGGGGACGCCGGGGACGGTAAAGCTGCGGTTGCCGGTGGGGACACCGAACTGCTGTGCGCTGGAGACACCCCCGACCGGCCTGCGCTGCGCCGTGCTGACCTCGCCGAAGGCCTGGGCGCTTGCGACCCCGGAGATCGAGGCAGTGAGCAGGAAACGCAGCGCTCCGAAGGCCTGCGCGGAAGAGAGGCCGGGGGCTGCCGTCGTGACTGCGGAGACCCTGGGGGTGGGCGTCCCAAAGGCCTGCGCCGAGAAGACGCCGGGGACGCTGACCTTCCCGCCCCCCTGCTGCATGAGGACGAGACCGAAGGCCTGCGCGGAGGGGACGCCAGCGGGCGTGACCCGGATGACCGTCTTCGGTGTCGGTGTGCCGAACGCCTGCGCCGAGCTAACGCCGAGGGGGGCGCGGGTGATCGCCGTCTTGACGGTCGGAACACCGAAGGCCTGCGCCGAGGAGAGGCCGGGAACGGGCTTCGTCTGGGGGGCAACGAAGCTGGCGACGACCGCGCCGAACTGGCCTGCGGTCGTGCCGCCGACGAGATGCCCGTCACCGGAGACCACCAGCCCGGTGATCGAGGGCGCATACCCCGGCGGGTAGACGCTCCCGACCTGGGCGGTCTGCGCGACGAGGGCGGTGACCGCCCCGAACACTGCGGGGGAGGAGACGCCGCCGACGCTCACGCTCTGAGCCGAGAAGCCCTCCAGTACCTCAAACGAGATCGCTCGGTAGGCGGCGTTGGTGCCCGTGGTGCTGACGGTGTCCTGGGTCGGGTTGCTGGTCACCCCCGCCCGCGTGTGAACGGCGATCAGCGCCGACGCGCCCGCTGGCTGCACCGCCCGGTTGGTGTAGTTGGTGGGCGCGGTGGCGACGGTGGAGACAGCTACGCCGCGTGTGCCGCAACGGACAACCCAGGAAGTGCCGTCCGTCTTCTGCAAGACCAACGCTGGGTAGATGATCGTCTGTGTGTTGTTGCCCGACGTAACTCCCGCTGCGCCAGCGTTGACGGTCAGAACCTTGCCCGCGTCGGGGCGTAGCACTAGGACGATGATCTGGTCGGCGTTCGTCCACGCCCCGGTTGTGTGATTGGAGGCGGTCGCAACCGCGTACCAGCCGCCCATCGAGAGCGTGTTCGCCCCACCGAACTGGGTCGGGAGCCAGCTCGGCACGGTGCCGCCCGCCGTAGGCACGGTCGGCCAGGTGTTGCTCGCCCGCCGGACGAAGACGCAGATCAGGTCGCCAGGTTGATGCGCCGGAATCGCAACGCTAGTCGCCGCTGCCGAGGCTACGCCCTGGACGACCACGGGCTACCTCAGAGCTTTGCGATGAAGGGGTTGGTGTTAGCCCACTGGATCGTGATGTCGCCACCGTTGGGGGTCACCGTGAAGCCGTCGATGTAGAACAGCAGCGGTGAAGTGGCCGGTGAGCCCGTGTCCTTGTAGACCGCGAGGCAGTCGATCGCAGCCCCCGCCGGGACGGCGACGTAGGTCGCGTCGGCCGCGTCGAGGCAACCCGGATCGGAGCCTGCGCCGTTGGCCGTCTTGGAGCCGAGCGTGGCGTCGGTGACGATCGCCGCAGGCAGCGACGAGGCGAACTGATGAGCCTGTGCGAAGACGTAGGCCGAGACGCGCATCAGCCGACACTTGATCGTGGTGCCACCGGCCGTGATGTCCCCGAGCGTGCCCTTCCAGAACTCCTGTAGGGCGAGGTTGTAGTGGGCGGACGCCATCAGACACTGACCTCCTGGCGGTTGGCGCGGAGCGCCTCGCGCTCCTCGTCGGTGAACTCACGCGACAGCTCGCCCTCGGCGTAACCCAGGACGACAAAGCGATCGGCTACCTCGTCGGGTAGCTCGACCTCGGTCCCGGCGACGTACTCGCCCACCGAGTGGATCATGCGGACGTACCTCACAGCATCTCCTCCTTGAGTCGTTCCAGCTCGTCGTTGAGAGAGAGGCGCGAGCCGACAACCTCGACCCCTCGGAACATGCGACGGAACCACTCCCCCTGGGAGGAGCGCATCGGGAAGCGGCACAGCGAGCACTGCTCGGGGTAGGGCTCCTCGTGCACCTGGAAGCAGCGGGCGCAGATGTAGCCCAGGCGGATCCGCTCGGTCGTCTCCGCGTCGGTGGTGATGCGGAGCCCGCCGAAGGTGCGTCCGTCCTCCTCGTCGGTGACGAAGCCGGGGTCCTCCTCGATCCCGAGGATCACCGGGGGCTTGCGCCAGCGCTCCATCAGCCGACGACCTCCAGGTCGCTCTCGCTGAGAATCTCCTCCTGGTCGGCGGCGAGCGTCCCGAGCGCGGCGATCACCGCGTCGCGGTTCTGGTTCGCCATCTCGTAGGCGATGACCTCGTGCACGTCGTAGCCGTCCTCGGAGACCTTCTTGGCGAGCTGCGCCGGGGTGCCCTTGAAGCTGTCGTAGGCGGGCCAGGGGGCGGGGCTCTCGACCTCGGCGACGCGGAACAGCGCCTCGGGGTAGATGTCGCAGTGCCGCAGAAGCTCCTGCTCGACCAGCTCGCGCTCGTTGTCCGTCCAGCCGTGCTGGATCTGGGCGAGGCGGGAGTCGAAGCGGCCGATCCGGTAGTCGGGCTCGACGTGGGTGGCCTCGTCCACGTTCTGGGGCAGCCCGCCGGTCAGATAGAAGCGATGGATCGCCTCCTCGCGCTGATGCTGGGTCAGCGGCTCGATCGAGGCCGGGGTGAAGGTCGCGTAGAGCGCCTCCTGGGTGACGCGGCCCATCCCGGTCGCGTACTGCTCGGCGACCTCGGGGCGGCACTGCAACTCGTACTTGCCGTACTTGGAGATGAAGATCACTCGGTCGTCCTCCTGTATTGGAGCGGGGGCCCCGGAGAGCCCCCGCATTCCCTCGGCCGAGTGCCAGGAGCCGAGAGACTCACGTCACGCCGAAGATCACTCCGTGCGCCTTCTCGTTGCCGATCTGCCACGAGGTCTCGGTCATGTACTCGGCCGCGTACACGTCCTTCCCGGCCGGGGCCCGGTCGGTCAGGAGCTTGGTGTCTCGGCCCTGGAGCGGACGCCGCTCGATCAGCGACATGTCCACGATGAAGCCGTAGCCGCCGTAGCCCTTACCGGCGACGGGGAACTCGGCCCACTCCTTCTTGACGACGACGGGCACCTGGTAGCCGTAGGTGCCGTTGAGGAAGCCGTCCACCCGGACGCCGTACTTGGCACGCGAGCGGTCGCCACCGCCGTCCCATGCGGAGCCCATCCCCGTCCAGGCCCACTTGCTGATCTGCCCGGCGAGCAGCGGCGAGACGAACAGCACCTTGTCGTCCGCGTTGCCGTAGCTCATCGTGTCGGTCAGCAGGTTGCCGAGGATGTCCGGGGTGAGCGGCCCGTTGGCGTCCTTGCGGTTGGTGACGATGAACTCGTTGAGCCCACCGGCCGTGCCCTGCGGCTCGCCGTTGGAGGCCGAGCTGGCAACGAACGAGCGCGTCCCCCAGAAGGCGGTCGCCTCGATCTTGCGCTTGTGCTCGACGGCCTTGCGTGCCGCCTCCTTGGCGGGCTCCTTGCCGCCGTACATCTCGATCGCCGTCTGCGTCCCCGTGAACGTCCAGGGGGTGCGGCTGATCTGGGTGTAGTTGTAGCCCAGCACCCGCGCGAGGTAGCGGGCCACCGGCAGATCCGAGCCCTGCGGCTGCGCGTCGGCAACCACGAGCAGCGGGTCGGCAGCGTTCATCGCGATGCCGCCCGTGCGCGTTGCCACAGTCACCGCATCGGTTGCCACCGAGACGACGCGGAGCGCCTCGTTGGTGCGCATGTTGCGGAGGATGTCGTTCGGCTGAACGATCTTCCCCTGCGTCGCCACCAGGTCGATCACGGTGTCGGAGGCCGTCTCCGCACCCGCCGTGGCGACGATGCGCGGGAAGTACTCCTCCTCCATCCAGTTGACCTTCTCGCGGATGGCTGACCGCGCCGAGACGCGCGAGGTCATCGTGTAGAACTGCGTGTCGTCCGGGCGCACCTTCTTGATGCGCTCGTCCATGTCGATCTTGCGCTCGTCGGCGAGGACTTCCTCCGTCGAGACGTAGCCAGTGACAACGGTCCCGGCCATGCTTTGAACCTCCAGTGCGAAGGGACTTCTTCCTTCGGCTGGAGGGGTGGCCCTGGTGGGGCCCTCCGGTGCCTACTCTGCGGCGAAGGCCGCGTCCAGCTCTTCCAACGTGAGGCCCGGACCGATCTTGGTGTTCCGGGGTGGCTCCTCGTGGGAAGTCCGGCTTGATGCGGAGGATACTCTCGCCTGCTTGCGCGCCGCAAGTCCTTGCTCGCGCTGTTGCGTTTCGACGCCCTTGCGAGCCTCGCTGACGCGCGTCTTGCGCGTCTGCGCAACCTTGTAGATGTCGATCAATCCCATCGCCGCCTCGTTGGGATCCTGCGACTTGGCGGCGACCACCATCGGGTGCGAGTCACCGAGCTGGGAGATGATCTCCACCATCTCGGGCTCGTAGCTCGGGAAGTCCGGCACCTGCTCGGCGATCATCCCCAGCAGGTCGTCGCGGGCGATCAGTGGTGGCGGCTGTGCTGCCTGCTGCGCCTGGTAGGCGTGGTACTCAGCCTGATCGACGGCCTGGCGGGTACGCAGCGCCTGGTAGGCGTCGCCGTTCTCACCCCAGGCATCGCAGACGGCGCGGGCGAGATCGAACTCCCCGGCCTGGACGGCGCTCTGGATGAAGGCGTCCGGCTGCTCCGACTCGATCGCCTGCCCGACCCACTCGGCCTGCTCGGGGGAGAGCATCCCGCTCTGCGCCTGGAAGGCCTGCGCCTGCGCCAGCTCAGCCTCGACCTGCGCTAGCCGCCGGGTCATCTCGCCGTGCTGGCGGTTGCGCTCGCCGATCATGCGGTACTGCTCGGCGGCGCTCTGGAGCGCCTTCCCGAGATCGCCCTCGTGCCGATCGAGGAAGGCCTGGACATCGGGGGCATACTCAGCGGCCTGAGCTTCGCCCTCGTCCTCGCCCTCTTCCTCCTCGCCTTCGGGCTCGCGGGGGCCGTCAGCTTCGTCGTCGCCGTCTCCCTCGGCGCTGACCTCAACCTCCTCGACTTCCTGCTCGTGCTCGGGTTCGTCCTGCTCTTCCTCGTTGTCGGCTTCGTCGCCGCGCTCGTCATCGCCAGCTTCTGACTCGGGCTCGGCGTCGAGGTTGCCCTCGGAGATGTTGCCCTCCTCGGCGCCGTCCTCGGCCATCGAGTCGAAGGCCTCCATGATCGAATCGGTGATCTGATCCTTGTCCTCGGGCGTCACTCCTGCTCCTCTCTACTTGGCACTCCCTGCTCGGCGAGGTAGCGCTCCAGGGAGCGCTCGGAGTCGTCGGGCAGCGTTGCGATCCACTCCATCCCCCGGACGAAGCCGCGCAGGAAGTCGATCCGGCGCTGGTCGAGCCCCGCCGGGTTCAGCGCCATGTTGATGACGGCGCGCTCGATCCGAGACTTCTCCCTGATGACCTCCTGCTGGAGCACCGGCCAGGAGCCGTGCATCCCCAGGGCGACCATCTCGGCGTGCACGGCGGCGCGCTGGCGCTCAAGCTCCGGGTCGGCAGGGCGGCGGCGAGGCCTCACTGCTGGAGCCCCCGCTGGGACATCAGCCGCGACATCATCACCTGGGGCGAGTTGGAGATCCCGCCCTCGGCGCTCGGCGAGCTAGGCCCTGCGGCCAGCTCGGGGTTGGTCACTCCCGCCCCGTTGCCACCCGGAGGGGCTCCAGGGGCAGCAGGCCCCGTACCTCCGGGTGGCGGTGGGGCGAGACTTGGCGGCGGCGTGGGCAGGAAGTAACGCTCCTTGTCCTGGATGTCGTAGGCGTCGAGCGCCAGCTCGATGAAGGCCCGCATGTTGAGCGGCGCGTTGAGCTGCGCGGAGATCGGCGCCACCCCGGCTGCGACCTGCACCAGGGCCTGGGCCTCGGCGCGGCGCTCCTGTCGCATCAGCGAGTCGCCGGTCACGTCGATCATCACGTCGAAGTCGCCCTGCAAGTCCATCGCCGAGATCGAGCGGAAGCGCCGGGCCCCGACCGGGCCCGCGATCTTGACGACGCGCTCCTCCCGGAGGAACTGCTGATAGAGGAGCAAGAAGTGCTTGCCCAGGTCGGCGTAGGCCCAGAGGAAGTGCTGCTTGCGGGCCTGGATGATCCGCTGCGCGATCGACGTGATGATCGAGACGCCGGTCGCCGTCTCCTGGTCGATGCTCTGCGAGTCCGCACCCCCGGCGTAGGGGAGCCCGCCAAGGATGTTCTGGAGGTCGCCCTTGATGAGCGACTCGGCCTGGAGGGTGATGTTGGCGGCGGTGGGATCGACCGGCAGCGTCGAGACCTGGCCGGGATCCTCAACGAACCACTGCGCCATCGGCTCCCAGGGGAAGGCGTCCGGGTCATCGACATCGGAGCGGATCAGAGTGATGACGTTCGCCAACATCTGGAGTGAGTCAAGCCGGGTGTTCTGCAACGTCCAGAGCATTTCCTGGAGTTGTGCAAGTGCCTCGACCACCGAGATGCCGGGGATCTGGAAGGCGTCCGGCATGGCCGCGCAGACGATGAAGGGCATCCGCCCGTTCCAGAACGGGTTGGGCGTGTCGCGCAACACGACTTTCCTATTTGCGACTGTGATGACCCTCTCGGGTGTCCAATACTCCAGTACCTCGATCAGGTCCTTATTCCGCCGCACATTGCGCAAATCTTGCTCGCGCTCGGACACGTCGCGGAACTCGGTCGTGTCCCTCGACTCCTTGAGCTTGTCCACCTTGGAGTAGACGCCCTCGGCCTCCAGTCGCTTCAAGGCGTCGAAGGTCTCGTAGGTGCGGTCGATCAGCCACTCGGCCTTGTCCACCGAAGGGGCCTGCTCGGGCCAGAAGAAGTCGCGCACGTCCCTGACCTCGCAGCAGGCGTCGTCGCGGATCTGCACCTTGGAGGTCTTGTCCTTGAGCGTGTCGAAGGAGTCCACGACCCCGCCGTAGCCGTCCGTGATCTCGACCGTCTCGTTGGTCGCCTCGATCACGTCGCGGGTCTCCGAATCCCAGTAGGTCTTGAAGACCGAGATCCCGGCGATCAGATCCTGCTGCATGAAGTCGCGCTGCTTCTGGGCGAACTTGTCGCGCTCCAGCGCGTAACCAAGCGTCTCCTCGATCGTCTGCGAGCGCTCCAGGCGGGCGACGATCTCGTCCACCGTCTCGCCCGGCCGAGGCCTCGGCTCCACGTCGAAGCGCGGCCGGGGCTCCAGCATCGTGGCGATCATCCCCTCGATCGTGTGGAGGATGTAGGGCACCGTGATGTCGGAGTGCCAGTCGTCCTCCACGTCCTTGCCGCCCGTGTTGCGCGAGTTGAGGACGGGCTCGGCGAAGCCACGGTAGGCGCGGTAGCGGCGCTCGACCTTGCGGACGAACTCGTCGTGGTAGGACTGCTCCGCGCGCTCGACGGCGCGGTTGACGAGCTGGAGCGCGTCCGGCAGTTCCTCGCGCGTGTAGGCGTCGGTCTCAGCCACCGAGCCCGCCACCGCCACCACCGAGCGCCCTCGACAGGCTCTTCATGCCGCCCTCACGGGCGTCCTGGGTGTTCGCAGCCTTGAGGTCGAGGATGATCTTGAGCGCCTGCGAGGCCTTGGCCCGGTCGGCGTCGTCAGGATCGACGGAGATGAACTGCTGGAGCGAGTCCTCGGCCGCGAGCAGATGGTCGAGCGAGGAGCCCTCGTCGGCCGGTGGCTCTTCGCCGGGCACGGGCTCGCCCTCGGGCCCGCCAGGCAGCGGTGCCCCACCGAGCGCCCCCGCGAGACCGGGCGCGGGCCCTGGCGGTGGCCCGCCCTGCCCTCCGAGTGCGGACTGGAGATCCATCATCGACATGCGAAGCCCTCCTCATTCGTTCCGACAGGTGCGGGGAGTAAGGTCCGGCGCCCGAGCTGCCCTTTCGATTAGGGCCGAGTGGGGCAGCTCGTTGGCGGACGGCCTTGCTAGGGGCCGTTCGCCGTTTAGGCGGCGCGTCGTTGCCAGCGGTAGCGGTGCGGCTTGCGCTTCGGCGCGGTGCGCTTGACGCGGTGCTCGTGGTGGCCGTAGAGGCGGTACAGCTCCAGCGTCAACGCGAGCGCCATCACGCGGTCGTCGTTGGAGCCCTCCTGCGCACGAGGGCTCGGAAGCGTGTCCTGGCGGACGAAGGTGCGCAGCTCCATCATCGTCTCGCTCGGGATCCCTGGGAGCGTCTTCTCCCGGATCGCCCGCTCAAGCTGGTTGATGATCTGCGGCCGGGTCTTGGTGTTGATCGGGAAGCCGTAGTTGGCGAGCAGCCGCGCGTCGGGGCGATCCTGCATCGAGTGCCGGTAGAGCTTCGGGTAGTGGGGTCGGCCCTGGCGCCCGTCCCGCAGGGCGATCACCACGGGCTCGCCGTAGCCGCCGCCCATCTCGACAGCGAGCCGCGCGTTGCCGTACCAGCGCCCGAGGAAGTGGAGCTGCTCGGCGAACTCGTCGGCGGCAATCTTGGCGTGCAGCTCGGCGACGATCGCCATCTCTTGCAAGTCCATGACGAAGCAGCAGGAGTAGTCCATCCCCCGGCCGGTCGCTACGTCGGCACCGATGACGTAGGCCCTGTCCGGCTTGGGCTTCTCGTAGACGCGGATCCAGCCCTTCTCCTGCCGGGAGAGCTTGGCCTTGGCGCCGTCCTGCTGGGGGAAGAAGCGGGCCCGGTACTCGGGCTCCAGGCGTCTCTCAGCGGAGTACCAGGAGAGCGCCTCCAGATCGAACCAGCACTCCCCGGTGTTGATGAAGGCGTCCTCGGGGTCGCGCGGGAAGCTCTCGGCGCGCTCGGCCGGGGGCAGGGCACGGGCCTTGGTGGTGTACCACTCCTCGTCGCGCTGGGGATGCAGCGACCAGGGCAGGAACTGCGTCTCGATCCCGTAGTCCTCGGCGTTGATCCACAGGTGGTGGAAGAAGTTGCCGCCGCCCGTCTCGGGGTTACTGATCCCGTTGGCGGTCGAGATGATGATGATCTCGCCGCCGTTGTCGGCGACCGGGAAGAGCGCCTTCCAGGAGTCGCGGGCGAAGTCATGGCGGGCGAACTCATCGAGCAGCACGAGAGTCGCGGTCTCGCCATGACCCGCCCGCCGTGTGGCCGGGAGGCCGACGATGCTCGATACCCGATTGTCGGGAAAGACAAGCTCGATCAGCGACGAGGGCCTGGCGTTCTTGGTCGGCTTCTGGACTAAAGCGCCGTTGCGCAGGAAGGGCGGCAGCGACTGGAACATGTCCCAGATCCGGTTGACGACCTTGATCGCCTCGTCCTCGTTGATCGAGACGACGAGCACGCGGGTGCCCGGCTTCCAGATCGCCTTCCAGAGCCCGTAGCCACCGCCGAGCCAGGTGATCCCGATCTGCCTCGCCTTGAGCACGAGGTTGAGCGGGTTGCCCATCCAGCCGTCGATCACGCCGCGCTGCCAGTACCAGGGGGCGGCGGGGTCGAGGAGCTGGAACTGGAAGCGCTCGCCGGTCTTTGCATCGACGCACTGGACGTGATCGAGGAAGGTCGAGGGGTGAGCCCGCGCGGCAGCGACGAGCTTCTGCCGCCGCGCAAGCTCCTGCTTCGCCTGCGTCTGGATGTCAGGCGTCGCAGTGGTCGTCAACCCCTACCTCCTCACAGGCACCAGTGGCACCCGTCTCTGCCCGTGTAGCGCATGTAGGCGCCGGTCAGCGCCTGCCCCAGCGGGTGCGTCCATGTCCAGATGCCCGAGGGGACGACGAAGCCTCGCCGGGCAACGTCACGGCGGGCGTCATCGACGTAGGCGTAGAAGGTCGAGGCCATGAACTGGAGCCAGCCGCCCGCGCCCGAGCCCTGGTGGTTCATAACGAACGGCCCCCACCCCCCCTCGCGATCGGAGATAAAGAGGAGCCACCCGTCCGTACCGGGGTAGATCCGCTGGCTCAAGCGCACCGAGGTACGCCAGTCGTTCGTCTGCGGGAGCGTGCGCCAGAGGGTCTGTCTGAGGCGCTCCGCTCGCGCCGAATGGAAAGAGAGTTTCTGTCTTGCGATCCAGCACGTTCTCTCCCAGGGCACCGCGCGACAGCGCTCCTGACGAGAGGCGATCATCCAGCCGTGCTTGGAGCCGGTGAAGAAGTGCACGACCGACTCCGACTTGTGGAGCTTGGACTGCGTAGAGGCCGCAGCCTGGGGGGCGACGACGAGCGCCGCCAGGGCGATTGCGAGGAGCACCTTCACGGGCTACCTCCTGGTCGCTGACACGGATGTTGGGAGAGGGGCGGCTTACTTCTTCGCTCGCGAGCGCTTGCCCTGAGACCGCTTCTTCTCCTTCTCCCAGCGCTCGGCGATCTTGGGGTGCTTGCTGTGGAGATACCTACGCTGCTTCTCGCTCTTGAAGGGCATCGGCCTGTTGCCTCCGGTGTAGACGGAGAATCCGTTTGTAAAGATTTCGACCCGCATGGGCACAAGGATTCTGGAATCCAGAAATGCCTATTTGCGGCCATTTCCGTTGTCCTAGCGGATAACAGAGGGAATGACGATGGTAGAATGTGTGTCGGTTAGGTCATTCCGACATGGAAAGGAGTCCATCAGATATGGACTGGTACGAGCACTACGAGACCGCGCTGCGGAACCTGCGCGCAGTCGAGGACAGCTTCCCCGACGCGGACTTCCGCCCGGAAGGGAACTGGCTGATGGCGTGCCGCGTCTTGGGCACCGCGCAGGATCACATCGGCGAGGTCGCGATGCACTGTGTGCAGAGCGCCTACGACGCTGGCGCCAGCAAGAAGGCCATCGCTGACGCGCTCGGCTTCCCCGTCTCGACCCTGCGCGGGCTCAAGAAGACATGACGCCGCGCCTGCTCAAGCTCCGCTGCGACCTCTGCGGCTCGCGCCTGCGGGAGGGGCAGTACGTCTACTCGCGCTGGACGAGGCATCGCTACTGCTGGGACCTCGACGCCTGCCGGGCCCGGGCTCGACGTAAGAAGAGGCGCACGAGCGTCTGACTAGAGAGAAGAGGCCCGCCCCTGGGCGTGTGGGTGACAAGCTGGCTCGTTCATCGGCGAACCAACCCCGCAGGCGGCGGGCCTCTTCCTACTACTTGACGGTGATCGAGCCCGAGTCCACGAGCGAGCCGTCGAGCGCGCGTACCTCGACGTAGCTCTCGCCCTTGAAGTCCTTGGGGTAGGAGAGC